ATCTTGGTGTAGTAGTCGGCCTTGGATGCGTCCGATGATTCTTTCGTCGGCGTCCAGATGGGGCGGACGTTGAGCAGATCGTCGGGAGCCGTTCTGAGTCCTTCCTGCATTTGTATGGCCATGGTCAGCGCGTTCATGAGCTGTCGTCCGAAGAACCTGTTCTGTCTGTTCGCGGTGCGTGTCAGACTGTTCTCCGCCGCGGCCAGGGCTTCCGCGCTGGTCGGGTTCGTGACCCTGATCCCGAGGTTCTCGGCGGGGATGTCGGTCTGCGAGCTGACGAGCATTGCGATGGTTTCGAGCATGTCGCCATGCGGGGTCATGCTCGCCTGGCTGATCTGCTTGAGGTCGGGCGCTGTGCCGTCCTGGTCTCGTCCGATTGCGTTGATGGCGCTGACCAGTGAGCTCCATGTGTCCTCGCTGAACGCGTCCGGGTCGGCACCAAGGAACCAGAGTTTCGGTACGCTGTAGAATTCGGCGGATGCCTCCATGCGGATGATGGTTCGAAACGCCGTGTCGGTGAGGTTGATGAGCGTGCGGTTGATGCGGCTGCGCCCGAATGGCCTGTCCATCTGCTTGTCATATACGAGTGGGACCACGCTTGGCCGATCCAGATTCGTGTCGAATCTTTCCGCGTACCAAACACCCTGGTTTTTCGTGCAGTGGTACGTTTTGCCGGGGAGCCATGCGTTGAATTCCGTTATGCGCCCTTCGGCGTCGTCGTCGATGATGGTCAGAGCGCCGGAGATGCGTCGGTGCCTGCGGTCCCATTTCGCCGATGACCAGTCGGCGGAGCACGGCATGAAGATCATGCGTGGAGAGTCCTCGGGACTGTCAGGGTCTCTGGCGACGGTGATGAAGCTGCATGAGTGCTTGTACGCGCTGATGATCGCCTCCGACACGTCCACGTCGAGCTCGTTGTCGGCCATCATCCGTGCGATGCCGTGGTTGTCATTGCCGTCGGGTACCGCGAAGCCCTCGAAGGTGCTCTTGTCCGCAAGCGAGCGCACCGCTTTCTCGGGCCATCCGATCACCGCGCCCACCTTGTTTTTGATGCGGTTCGGGATGCTGATGCCGAAATCCTTGAGATTCTCACGCGCATCGTAGTATCTGCTGCGAATGAGGTTCCGTGGGTATTTTTCCCTCCAGATGGAGAGCAGATCGTTGATTGTCGTTAGATCGTCGGCGTCGATTCCGTCGCCACGCATTCTGGTGACGTTCTCCGTTGCCGTCGAGAGGAAGCGGTTCCCCTCGTGGCTTGCGTTGATCTGTATGCTTCCACCTTGGGGAAGGAACAGTTCATTCATCAGATCATCACCTTCTGCCGTCGGTTCGGGTCGCGTTTGGTTATGAATGTGCCGTACAGCGCGAGCGTGCAGGCGACGAGCGGGCTGATGTCGATGTCGGTGCCGAGCTTGTTCCAGCCGATGGCTCCCGAGGTGCCGATGTTCCTGGTCGTCGCGTTGGCCACGGCCACGTCGAGCGCCGGCTGCATATCCTTGGGCAGGTGCGTGAGCAGTCCGTCACGGAGCATGTCCTGGAACCGTCCGCACGCGCGTCCCATGTCGGCGGCGTTGGTAGTGATGACCTTGACGTGGCGTTTCTTCAGGTCGGGCAGCAGAGCCATGGCGGGGGATTGCCCATCGATGACCACGGCGGCGGTCCTGTCCCATCGTTCCGCGATCCAGTCAACCGCCCACGCGGAGCCTTTCGACTGGGTTGATTCGAAGCTTCTCAGTTCGATGTGCGCGGTGCCGTCAGCATGTTTGATGCATCCGCCGATGGCGAGCGAACTTCGGTCGGGAGGCATGTCGATCGCGTAGCCGATCAGGCCGTTCTTGTCGGGAGCATTCAACGAGGCGTGAGACCATTTCGCTATGTCTATCGCGGAGACGGTTGCGGTGTTGTCCCATATCCCCAGTCCTTCTCGTCGGAACGAGTCAGCGCCGAGTTGTTTGAGCAGTCGGAGTATGGATGTGGACGGTGTCCTGTGCGGGTAGCTCGGGTTGGCCTTCCTCCATTGTTCGCGGTCGTCTATCTGCGAGTCTCGGTCGGCGGAGAATTCCACGTAGATCTTGTCGTCATCCGTGCCGTTCAACGCCTCGTCTCTGCGCAGCGAGAATACCTCCGATGGATCTGATGGCTTCGGTGGAGTTCCCAGCATGATCACCAGACCGTTGGGAGCGGTGTTCATTGCCGGCACCATATCGTCGAGCGCGTTTTCCGTGAGGATCTGCGCCTCATCGAAGATTTCGATGTCAACATCGTCGAAGCCTCGTCCGAAGCCCCGCTCACGGGCACCGAACATGATGCGCGAACCGTTCGAGAACACGATCTCCTGCTGGCCGTTCGCGCTCCTCACGTCGGCGATGTACCTTCTGATTCCTTTCCGGTTGGTCATGCCCTTCATGAACATGAACGTCTCGTCGGACGTGCGGCTGCGATGCGCTGTCCACAGCGTTTTGAGACCAGGCGTCAGGATGCTGAGCATGAATATCATCGTCCCGATGAGGAACGTCTTGCCGGCCTGCCGGCAGATGCTGATGAGGATCCCGCCAACCGTGGCCGCATAGGATCCGTCACGGCGTTTGCCCAGCATGACCATGCCAAGGCCGTCTTGCCAGCGGTCATATTCGATGCCGCATAGCTGTTTGGCCAAGACTCGAACCCTGGGCCAATCCGATGAGACGATGCCGGAAGGTACCACGAGTCGACGGGCCGCCTCAGATAGCTTCGGAGTCGAAGGCGTCATCAACAACCTCCGTCATGGTTATGGGAACCTGTGGTTCATCGCCGCCGGTCAGTGATTCCAGCTCTTTCGTCACCGTGAGCAGCTGTTTCGACAATGCCGAAAGGCTCGTCGACGGGGTGCGGGGGTCGAACATCGCGGTCTGCAGACGATTCTGGGTGCGTTTGAGCAGCACGTCGTACGGCTCGGCTTTCGGCGGTGTTTCGGGCTGTGTCTGTACGGCCGTCGCTGACACTGTAATCTGCCTGCTTCGTCTTTTCTGCTCAGTCTTCGTCGGAGGACGCTTAGGTTCAGAAGTGTCGTTCGACTTCTGCTCGCGACGCCAGGAGCGCAGCCGGCATTTCGAAGAGCAGAACTTCTGTGGCTTACCATGCCGCGCGGAGTCGGGAATCTCCGCACCGCATTCCGCGCATCGCATGGCCGGTCACCTCCGAAACGTTTCAAGCGGACATCTATCACGCGAACGCCAGTAATTACAAGGGTTTAATGATATTGGAAACGTTTCATGGATAGTAGGAAGAACCACATGAAACGTTTCCACCACGCGGGGAGAGAACAGCACTGCACCCGAGGCGGCTGTGAAACGGCTGACGGGGGTATCCCGCCCAGGGTCACCAATCACCACTCGTCGCCAACGGCAACGAGGTCAACCTGATGTCGTCCGCGTGACCCTGGGTGATGAGCAGGCGAATGTGCTTCCGGGCCCACTCGACGGTATGGTTGGAACGGATGCGGTTGCACCAGCGATGGGCAAGGAAGCAGTTGCCGAAGTCATACGGCGAACCACCACGACTGACCGGGATCTGCTCATCGACCTCGGGACTGCCGGGAAGACCGGCGGGCAACGTCTTATCGACGGGCCTGCCACACAGCCAGCACACATCGTAGGCGGCACGCACGCGAGCCACCACCTTGTCCCTGCGCCAACCGTTGGCGCGACGGTTGTTCTTTCTCAATCAACTCATTCTCTTATGCATGATGCTTTATGCTGATATCCATGAATAGTTGGAAGCCTTTAATAACTCATGTTGATAACACTCTCGTTGATGATGTCCCAGAATATCTTTTAGAAAGCCTTATTGAATGGGCACAGGACTCCGAACAATTGCTCAATGCTGGCTATGATGACCTTGGTCGGATAGAGGATAATCGGCCAAGATTCATTCAAAGGTTTGACAGGAAACGCAGAGCAAAGTCCGGTCTAAGCCAATATGACACAGATAGATGTTTCAGGCTTGAATATCAGCGGAATGCAGATCTGATATTTGATTATCTCGACTACTTAGTTTTCAACGTTGCTCAATTGCCTTCATCGGAAGATGATGATGCAGATGTCCATTACGATTATCCAGGTTCTTTGTCAATAGGTGCAGATTACGGGCAAAGTGAGATTACCGAAGATGATATTCAGGAACAACTGGATGATCTTGACGATATTCTGGAAGAGGGTGGATCTAAATGGCGGGTAGGCAGGCGTGGGAAACTTCCAGGTTTGCTAGAACGAATTACTCCTGCAATGGATAAAGCTGCTGACAAAGCAATGACAGATTGCGATAACGCAGGTGAGCTCCTTGCATCGGCTTGGCAGCAGCTCTTTGGGTGCAATCCAAATCCTTCGGAAGCATACTCAAATACTGTAAAGGCAATTGAAGCAGCAACGAAGGATTCCCTTGGACCTAACGACAAAGTGTATACCCTTGGCAAAGGTTTGAACACTATGCGTAACCAACATTGGAAATACATGATAGAGGTCGATAATTCCAGTAGTGAAGCGCGGCGTAATGTAGATGGTGGAGTCATTCAGCTGATGATGCGAAGTATTTGGGAAGCGCAACGTAACCGTCACGGTGATGAAAACGGAGTACCTGACATTTCGCCTGAGGAGGCACGTGCCGCAATATTCCTTGCTGTTCCAATAATTCAGGCATTTCACGATGGTTTCATAGTTGGGCCAAACCAGTAGACAAGAAGGGTTTTACTTCGTGGAAATACCTTAAGCAGAAAGGCCTGATATGAAATTATCGAGCTTCGAAGTATAGGAATGTTTGGTCTTCCATCTACGAAAAACGCCAACACTACTAACCTGCACGTCCACAGCTGGTTTGTCAAGTCCCGTCCACAGTCATCTGATAAACGCGTGCCACACGTCCCAGAGCAAGTACACGGGGCTGCCATCCTGGTCTACGGTTACGGGTGTGATGATGCCTCGTCGTTTCCACTCGCTGACCGTTTTGCGGCGAATGGTCACGCCGCAGGGTTTGAGGAACCGGCACAGTTCGGCTGCGGTGCCTTGTGCGCCGCATGAGGCGAGTCTTAGCATTCTGAGCTGTTGGACCTCACGGACTTTCAATGTGGTGCCGCATTCGCATACCGTCCATCCGCTCTCGATATCCGCGTCATCACACCACACATCGGCACCGCATTCGGGGCATGAGCCGATCAGAGTCTTCTCGGGTGGGGGAGTGAACTGTCTGACCATCTTGTGTACCGCCTGATGGGCCAGATCCATAATCTGCGCGATATCGGGTCGTGAGACGAGTTCGGGTACATGCCGCAGGATCCCCTTGAACATCGTTTCCTCTTCGAAGCGTCTGTACGGCAGGTGAAGGGCGGTCATGAGTGATACGGCGTATTTCCTGATGTCGTCCAGCAGCTGCCATGCGCCGACATTCAACGGTATCGGCGCGATGGTCTTCGTCCCGCCGCCGAATTGCTTCGCCATCACGCGTGCCTTCTTCGCCGCGATCGACCGCAGGCTAGGCAGACCGTTCGCCAGGGAACGCAG